ATACTACAATGTATCAAGGTGTCGAAAAGATGCCAACAACATTTTCATTTGATGACGGAACACCACGAGTACAGGTACTCCCTCAAGTAGCAGGATATACTTCTGGTACTATACTAACAGCAGCACAATCAGGTTCTGTTATAACATTCCCTGCAATGGATGCTGCAGCAACTCTATCACTCCCAGCTTGTGCAGATTGTTTGGGTGCTACTTATCAATTTGTAATGTTAGGAACAGCAGGTAACGATGTTGATATTATCACTAACGGATCAGAAAAGATTCTTGGTTGTGTACCAAAAGGTGACGGTGACAACGTAGCAGTTGCAGACGCAAATGATTCTGCAGGTTTTGATGCTAACGCAGTTGTAGGTTCAAGTTTTAAAATTACTTGTATTTCAACTACAGCAGCACTAGCCTTCTTGTTGCACGATGTCGTTGACGGTCTAGCAGCAAACACTGGTGGCATTAACCTCAAGTAAAGATAGGTAGCTAATTATGGCTGTTAAAAAGAAATCTACGGTAAACAAGGCTGGTAATTATACTAAACCAACAATGCGTAAACGGTTATTTAGCAGCATAAAAGCAGGAAGCAAGGGTGGAAATCCTGGTCAGTGGTCTGGGCGTAAGGCCCAGATGCTGGCTAAACAATATAAAGCTAAAGGCGGAGGGTACAAATAGTGGCACTCAAGCCTAGTCAGCAGAGTTTAAAATCTTGGACAAAACAGAAATGGCGTACTAAAAGTGGTAAACCCTCTAGCAAAACTGGTGAAAGGTATTTACCGACTAGTGCCATTAAATCTTTATCTAGCAGTGAGTATGCTGCAACTACCCGAAAAAAAAGACAAGATACTAAAAAGGGTAAGCAGTTTAGCAAACAACCTAAAAGAATATCTAAAAAAACTAGGGCGTATAGGAAAGTCTAATGGCTGAAGTAGAATATAAAGGTATTAAGGTAGGAGGGTCAAAGCTCCTACTCATTATTCCATTACTAGGTACAATAATTGGTGGACTCTGGGGTGGATTCGAGGCATATCAGCGTTATCTTTCTATGGAAAAGAAAATAGCTAACTTTGTATCTCCTGATCTGTCGTACATTGAAAATCATATGCTTATGGTTGAGGGTGAGTTAGCTGTTATTAGTGAACAGTTCAACAATCTTAAAGAAGCTGACCTACTCGTTAATGAAATGATACGAGAACAAGTCAATTCAATCAAAGCATCTGTAGCTAATGTCTCCGCTAGTGTCCACGATTCAAAGATTGAGCTTCGAGAAGACTTGACGAGCATACAATCAAGTATGGACAAGCAAGAACAACGCATAAAAGATGATCTAGCTGCAGTTGAGGCTACAGTAGAAGAACAAGAGACACGATTAAAGGACGATGTTGCAGCTATTGAAGGATTAATAGACGCAACAGAGCTTCGAGTAGAAGAAAAACTAAATTCTGTTAAGACATCTATGGATCAACAAGAAGATCGTATCGAATTAGATATAGATGATGTTGAAACAGCCATAGATGCCCAGGATTTAGAAGTAAAAACTATGATGTCACAAATTGAAGCTGATATGTCGAAACAAGAAGCACGAAATCGGCAAAACATTGAGGACGTTAGAGGCATAATTAATGCCTTTGAAGTCAGAATGGACGCAAAAATAGATCGTTTAGACAAAAAGATAGAAACTTTAGAGCAAAACCTAGACGATAAGATTAAAAAAGCTCTACTTAACCCATTAGCAGGAAATTAATATGTTTTATTCTACAAAAAATATGAAAGACTTCCGTTGTGTAGGCAGTGGACACCACGAAAAACCAGATCGCACGTCAGAACGCTTCGGTAATAAAGATTTACGAGGCGATAAAGGTATGCAAAAAGAAGTAATAGATAACTTGACACAGCCAGAAGATCCAATGTACTATATGTCTATGATGATGCGAGACTAAGCATGGCTAAAGACCCAAGATTAGCTAGGGCAGGTGTATCGGGCTTCAATAAAGCTAAAAGAACTCCCTCGCACCCTAAGAAGTCTCATGTAGTTGTCGCTAAAGATGGTGACAAGATAAAAACTATACGTTTTGGGCAACAAGGTAAGACAGGTGACCGCACAATGACTAAGAGAGCTAAATCTTTTAAGGCTAGACACGGTAAGAACATAGCTAAAGGTAAAATGAGTGCAGCATACTGGGCCAACAAAGTAAAATGGTAAGATGTTTACACCATTAGTTCTTATGTGTTCTATGTATACAATGGAATGTGCCTCATATGGCGGTCCTATTTTTGAAACAGAACAAGAATGTTATTCAGGAATGGCTAATGTAGGTTTGCCCTACTTAGTACAAAAATTTCCTGACTTATTAGTTGTTGATACAAAATGTGTACATTGGGATTACGATAGAACAAAGGTAAACACTTAAAAATGGCTACACGTAATTACAAAAAAGAAAACGCTAATTATAAAAGCAGACCTGAGCAAGTAAAGAAACGTACTTCTCGAAATAAAGCTAGGCGTATGGCTATGAAAGCTGGCTTAGTAAGAAAAGGGGACGGTAAAGACGTAGATCATAAAAATGGTAATCCACTAGATAATAGAAAAACTAATTTAAGGGTGAGAGCAGCATCTAAAAATAGATCGTTCCCACGAAACAAAAAAGCAGGAAAGGCTTAAACACAATGATGGGCATGAAGAAAAAAGATAAAAAAGCTATGGGATACATGGGCGGTGGTATGGCTAAGAAACCTATGAAGATGATGGGTGGCGGTATGGCTAAGAAGTCTATGGGTTACATGGGCGGTGGCATGGCTAAAAAAACTATGGGCTACAAAAAAGGTGGTATGGCTAAAGCTGGCGCATCTAATCCACCAAATAGAAAAGCTAGAAGCTAAAGGATAAAAATATGGCTCTTAAAAAACCTACACCTAAGCAAGCAGGACTAAAGAAACTACCTAAAGCTGTACGTAACAAAATGGGTTATATGAATAAAGGCGGTATGGTAAAGAAAAAAGGTAAGAAATAGTATGGCAAAAGGCGTACAACACTATTTTAAAGATGGGAGAAAGTATAATGGGGGTACTCATAAAATGCCTGATGGTTCCGTACACTCTGGTAAAACTCATACTAAAGGTTCTAAAACCGTGGTTCATTTTAAAGATCTTACGAAAGCGTCAAAGGAAAGAGCCAGACGTACCTAACTATATGGCAGGAAAGAAAAAAGATAATGGCTAGACAGCTAACAGAAAATCAACAAAAGTTTCTTGAAGTTTTATTTGATGAAGCTAATGGTGATGTAGTTACAGCTAAGAAGATAGCTGGATATAGTGACAGCACTGCAACAAGATTAGTTGTTGAATCATTGAAGGACGAGATATCGGAGGCTACTCGTTCTTACTTTGCTCGTACAGCACCTAAAGCAGCAATGGCTATGACGAATGCTCTATATGATCCTACTGAGTTAGGCATCAGAGATAAAATGTCAGCAGCTAAAGATTTATTAGATCGAGCAGGATTAGGTAAAGTAGAACGTGTTGATGTAAACTCTTCTGGAGGTGGAGTATTTATATTACCAGCTAAAGAAGGTAAAAACGAATAAAAAAAGATGATCCTACTTACTGGGTTTTGCCTAAACCCCCTAGAGGAGAGGAAAGAAACTGGCACACAATAGCTAGAGTATCTTTTCGTTATGTTCCTTTCGGGTATAAAGTAAACCCAGACAATGAAAGGTTACTTGAGCCTATACCAGAAGAGTTAGATGCTTTAGAACTTGCTAAGAAACATTTAAAACAATATAGTATAAGAGATGTAGCTCAGTGGCTAACACGACAAACAGGGAGAACTATCTCCCACATGGGTTTAAAGAAGAGAATACAAATTGAGCGAAAACGTAAGAAAGCAGTTACAATTAAAAAGAGACTTGCCCAACGCCTCGAAGAAACGCTACAAGAGATCGAAAAGCTCGAAGAAGGTTGTGTTGGAGCCTACTCCAAAAATAAAAAAAGAAGAAGTTAAGATAGTTCCTGCAGTCCCGATGGCTGCACCGTTTGACACAGAAGTTGCACAAGACATAGTTTTTCAGCCCAACGCTGGACCACAAACAGATTTTTTATCTTCATCAGAACGAGAGGTTCTTTATGGTGGAGCTGCAGGTGGTGGAAAATCATACGCTATGTTAGCTGATCCATTACATGGATTAAATAGCCCTAACTTTGGAGGGCTACTAGTCAGACACACAACTGAGGAACTCCGTGAGCTTATTCAAAAAAGCCAAGAACTATACCCTCGTGCAGTACCAGGTATCAAATGGTCTGAGAGGAAAAGTCAATGGATCGCCCCTAGAGGTGGTAGACTTTGGATGTCTTACCTCGACAAAGATATGGACGTTACACGTTATCAAGGTCAAGCGTTTAATTGGATCGGTTTTGACGAATTAACTCAGTGGGGATCGCCCTACGCTTGGGATTATATGAGATCTCGTTTGCGTAGCGCACATGCAGCCGAACTAGGTTTGTATATGAGAGCCACAACTAACCCTGGTGGGATAGGACATCAATGGGTTAAAAAAATGTTTATAGATCCATCTCCTTCAAGAGAACCTTTCTGGGCTACAAACATAGAGACAGGAGAAGAAATACGTTTTCCTAAAGGACACACTAAAGAAGGACAACCCTTATTTAAACGCAGATTTATACCTGCTAGTTTGTTTGACAATCCATACTTAGCCGAAAGTGGCGACTATGAAGCTATGCTTTTGTCTTTACCAGAGCATCAAAGAAAACAATTACTAGAAGGTAACTGGGATGTTAGTGAAGGTGCAGCATTCCCTGAGTTTAACAGAAAGATACATGTAGTTGATCCATACAAGATACCAACGAATTGGACTAAGTTTAGAGCTTGTGACTATGGATATGGTAGCCACACAGGAGTTCTTTGGTTAGCAGTAGCTCCAGATGATTCATTAGTTATTTATAGAGAACTCTATTGTTCTAAAGTTACAGCAACAGATTTAGCTGACATGGTATTAGATGCAGAAAAAGAAGATGGCACAATACGATATGGTGTACTTGATAGTTCACTATGGCACAACAGGGGCGACACAGGACCAAGCCTAGCAGAACAGATGAATATGAAAGGTTGCAGATGGCGGCCCTCAGATAGATCAAAGGGATCTAGAGTATCAGGAAAGAATGAACTACACAGAAGATTACAGGTTGATGAGTTTACTGAAAAACCTAGACTAGTGTTTATGTCTACGTGTACAAACACAATAGCACAACTACCAGCTATACCATTAGATAAACGTAATCCAGAAGATGTAGATACGAACTCAGAAGACCACTTATATGATGCCTTACGTTATGGTATTATGACAAGACCTAGAAGTTCTATTTGGGACTTTAACCCAGCAACACAACGATCAGGCTTTCAAGCGGCTGATCCCAGCTTTGGATATTAAATATGGCAGAAATAGACGATCTCTCATTTGAAACAGACGATGTAGTAGCCGCACAGGATGCAGAAGATAAAATCTTTGAATCATCTAATGCGGTTGTTTCGTTTGTATCAGAACGATTTAAAAGAGCAGAAGATGCACGAGAAGGCGATGAGGAACGCTGGTTAAGATCTTACAGGAACTATAGAGGATTGTATGGGCCAGATGTGCAATTCACTGAAACGGAGAAGTCTCGTGTATTTGTTAAAGTCACCAAGACTAAAACACTGGCAGCTTATGGTCAAATCATTGATGTTTTATTTGGCAATAACAAATTCCCTTTATCTGTAGATCCTACTGTTTTACCTGATGGTGTTAGTGAGTCCGTACATATTAATATAGACCCTGCCGCAGAAGCAGGATTAGAGTCTTTAAAAGGAGCATTTAATGATGAACCTCCTAAGCCATATTTAATTGGTCCAGATACTGAGCTAGAGCCAGGAGAAACTATTGTAGACTTACAAAAACGTCTTGGGGGATTAGAAAAAAAGTTATCGCCTATAGGTGAAAAAATTATTGAAGGTTCTGGTGGTACAGCTAATACTATTACTTTTCATCCTGCTATGATTGCAGCTAAAAAAATGGAAAAGAAAATACACGATCAGTTAGTTGAGTCAGGAGCATCTAAACATCTTCGTAGTATGGCATTTGAAATGGCCTTGCTAGGCACAGGTGTTATGAAAGGCCCATTTGCTCTGGATAAAGAATATCCTAATTGGGGTGAAGAAGGCGCATATGACCCTTTAATTAAAACTGTACCATCAACTAACCATGTATCAGTATGGAACTTTTACCCTGACCCAGAAGCTGCTAGTATGGATGATGCTGAGTATACAGTTGAAAGACACAAAATGTCTAGGAATCAACTAAGAGCTTTAAAAAGCCGTCCATACTTTATGGTAGATTCTATTGAGCAAGCAATAGATAAAGGTGCGGATTATACCCTGAAACATTGGGAAATGAATATGGAAGATGATGATGCTAAACACAATTCATCAGAAAGATGGGAAGTATTAGAGTTTTGGGGTTTTGTAGATATAGATATACTCGAAGCTAATGGTGTTAGCATTCCTAAAGAATTAAGAGATTTACCAGAAGTGAACTGCAACATCTGGTGCTGCAACGGGGAAGTGCTAAGAATGGTTCTAAATCCATTTAAGCCAGCACGTATCCCATATTACGCTGTTCCATTTGAACACAACCCATACAGTTTCTTTGGTGTAGGTATTGCCGAAAACATGGACGATACCCAAACATTAATGAACGGCTTTATGCGTATGGCGATTGATAATGCTGCGCTATCTGGTAATCTTATTATCGAGGTTGATGAAACCAACCTTGTGCCAGGGCAGGATATGTCAGTGTATCCAGGTAAAGTATTCCGTAGACAAGGGGGAGCTCCAGGCCAAGCGTTGTTTGGCACTAAGTTCCCTAATGTTGCTCAAGAGAATATGCAGTTGTTCGATAAATCCAGAGTGTTAGCTGATGAAAGCACAGGCTTTCCTAGCTTTGCTCACGGGCAAACTGGTGTGTCAGGCGTAGGCCGTACTGCATCAGGTATATCTATGTTGATGTCAGCCGCTAATGGTAGCATACGATCCGTAGTTAAAAATGTAGATGATTACTTACTTTCTCCTATGGGTAAAGCATTCTTTGCTTTCAATATGCAGTTTGATTTTGATCCAGATATACGAGGCGACTTAGAAGTTAAGGCTAGTGGTACTGAAAGCTTGATGGCTAATGAAGTGCGTAGTCAACGACTAATGCAGTTCTTAGGAACAGTACAGAACCCAGCCCTTGCACCTTTTGCTAAGATGGATTACATTATCAGAGAAATAGCTAAGAGCATGGATTTAGATCCAGACAAAGTTACTAACTCATTACAGGATGCCGCTATCCAAGCAGAACTACTAAAGAACTTCCAACAGCCAGCCCCTGAATCTCAAGAAGGTATGGGTCCACCTGCACCTCCAGGGGAAGCTCCTCAAGCTGTAGCTGGTGCTGATGCAATGGATGCAACAGGTGGTGGCGGAGGCCAAGTAGGTACGGGTATGGCTCCAGCCCCAGGTGAAGAAGGATTTACTGGTAATGTCGCTTAAAACTTTTGTGAATAACAAAAATGAGTGGGATGCCTTTAATGAAGAACTAGATGTAAGAATAGCTTCTGCACATCGAAACCTAGAACAAGCCAGTACGATGATTGAGATACACAGAGCGCAAGGGACTATTCTTGCATTACGCCAACTAAAATATTTAAGGGATAAAGTTAATGGCACTAAATGAACAGACTGAAATGGCATTTGGAGATGAGCCTCCACGGATAGACCCTGTGAGTGGTAATGAAGTACCACCAGGTGCATTACCTTCTGAAGTTAGAGATGACATACCTGCTCAATTAAGTGAGGGTGAGTATGTTGTGCCAGCCGATGTTTTACAATATTACGGTATAAAGTTTTTTGAAGACCTTCGAGGTAAAGCTAAAATGGAATTAGCTAGTATGGAAGAGAATGGTCGTATGGGTGGTGAACCTGTAGATAATGCTTCTATGGATGGAATGGATGACTTACCTTTCTCTGCTGAAGAATTAAATACATATGATGATGGTGCAGAAGCTCCAGTAAGACAATTTGATGAAGGCGGTCCCGTAACAGAAATGGGATCTATATTTCCACAAAGTTACATTAAAACTTATGTTAATGATGCAGGAAGTAAATTATATATTAGGTTTATAAATGGAATAGCTGTACCGCCAGTTCCTCCAGGTTATGTTGAAGAAGGTTCAACAATTGATGCGGTTGATACTGTAGAGCCTGTTTCAACTCCTGTAGATGAACCAGAAGGACCAGATGAAATTACAAAACCACTTACATTAGCTGACGTTATAGAAGCTTCTCAAAATCCTCCTTTTGAAATAGGGGGTATTTATGGTAAAGGAGCAGAACTTATTGATAAATTGTTTCCTACTAATAATACCTCAGAGATTATGGCTTATGTAGATAGGTTTGGTAAGCTCCCTTCTTCAGGACGAGGAGTTAAAGGTACTGGAATGGTTGTTGATGGTTTTACAATAACTGATACTATTGGAGATGGTTTTGCGGTTCACCCTGCAGGGCATCCTCTTGCAGGAACTATAGTAAGAGAATCTACAGATGACGATATAATAAGTTCTACAGATTTAAATATTTTTAAAACTGTAATATCACCAGCATATAAAAAGAATACTAATAAAGATGGAACTTTTAATAAAAAAGGATATATTAAAGACATAAAAGGGTCATTCACAGACGGTAAGTTTGTTAAGTCAGATCCTACATCAGATAAAACATCTGAATTTATTATTTCTAATAAAATACCTGATTATAGAACTTCCCCTGTACCAGCAGGATATATGATAGAAGAAGGCAGAAATGAACCTCCTTCTGATTCAGAAAATAACAACGATTTTACTTCTGGAATAGGTGGTGTAAGTGTTGGTGAAGCAGGTAGAGGTGGTGGCCCAGATCGTGGAGGAGATGCAGGTGGTGGAAACAGTTCTCCTAGTTTTGGTTTTGATGGATTTAGTATGAACAAAGGAGGATTAGCTACACGTAAAAAGAAAAAGAAATAGCGACAAGCGCATATACACTCGATAATAATCATAAGGCTACCCAGTAAATTCGCTGGCCCCAACATAAAGGAGTAAACTCATGTCGGAAGTAGCAATCCAAAAAGATATATCAATTAAGGTAGATTCCCCCTCCCACAATAGAAACATAGCTCGTGCAGTACAAGATCAAGAAGAACTAGATCAGCTAATAAAAGACGCAGGGCGCAGTCCTAACGTAGAAACACAAGAAGACATAACTGAAGAGCATACCCTCAACAAAGTTAAAACTAAAGATGATGATAGTGATGAAGGTCTTACCGCAGAACAAAAAAATTATAAGAAAAGATACGGTGACTTGCGAAGACACGAATCTGAAAAAGAAAAAGAATACGAGTCTCGTATAAAAAAACTAGAGTCACAACTTCAGTTAGCATCTAAGAAAGAACTTGTACTACCTAAGTCAACAGAAGAAGTTGAAGCGTGGTCAAGACAACATCCTGATGTAGCAGCAATAGTTGAGTCTATTGCAGATAAAAAAGCTACAGAGCGTTCAAGTAATTTAGAAAAAAGACTAAAAGAGTTTGAAACGCTAACGGCAAATACAGCACGAGAAAAAGCTGAAGCTGAAATTGTTAAAGTTCATTCTGACTTCCATGAATTAGTAAATAGCGATGAGTTCCATAACTGGGCAGAAGAACAACCTAAATGGGTTAAAGATGCTCTGTACGAAAACATGGACGATCCTAAGTCTGTTGCTCGTGTCATTGATCTTTATAAGCAAGACAAGGGCATGAACAAATCTTCTGAAGAATCTTCATACAATAAAGCTGCAGCGTCTTCTGTTAAAGCTAGAACTCGAAGCACTCCAGAAGCAGATCAATCTAAAAAGTATCTTAGTGAATCTGTTGTTTATAGAATGCCTATGAAGGAATACGAAAAAAGATTTGCTGAGATTCAAGAAGCACAAGCTTCTGGAAAATTTATCTACGATATGTCAAAAAAGACTTGACAGTTACATTATTGTAGATATAACTATATACATATACATGAGTTGCATAAATTTAATGTATATGTATTCACCAAACACTAAGCCGCAAAGAACTACCCTATCAAGTACAGGCCCAGTTTATAGCAAGATTGACGGATCTAAAAATTAAATTGCACCCTAGAAAACGACAGGCCCCTTTAGTGGATATGTTGTGTTTATTTCACATAGCCATATCTTAACGGAGGATTTTATACAATGGCTTTTTCATCCGCAAGTGGGTACGGAAATCTACCAAATGGTAATTTTTCACCCATTATATATAGCAAACAAGTACAACTTGCTTTCCGCAAGTCTGCTGTTGCTAATGCGATCACCAACAATGATTACTTTGGTGAGATCGCAAACCAAGGCGATACCGTAAAAATAATGAAGGAACCTGAAGTTTCAGTAAAAGCGTACACTAGAGGTACGACAATACTACCGCAGGATCTTGATGACGAAGAGTTTCAACTTACTGTCGATAAATCAAATTACTTTGCATTTAAAATAGACGACATTGAAGAAGCGCATAGTCACATTGACTTTATGAACCTTGCCACAGATCGTGCAGCGTATAGACTAGCTGACCAAATGGACCAAGATGTTCTTGGATACCTAGCTGGTTTCAAACAGTCTTCACTTCACGCTGACGCAGATACAGTTAACGCAACTGTAAATGGAACTGTAGCAGTATCTACTGCTGGTACAGACGAACTACTTTCTAGCATGAAGCTAAAGAAAGGCGACTTCGGTAACATCACAACAAGTTCAGCAGGGGATCATTCTATTCCTCTCGTACCTCGTTTTGGTGGTGCAACTGCACAGCCAACCGCCACAGCTTCACCTTTACAGGTAATCGCTAGAATGGCAAGACTACTAGACCAACAAAATGTTGACTCTCGTAATCGCTGGATCGTACTAGATTCTGTATTTATCGAACTATTGAAAGATGAAGATTCACGTCTTCTAAATTCAGACTTCGGTGGATCAGGCATCCAAAACGGTCTTGTACTAAACAACTTGCACGGTTTCCGTGTTTATCAGTCTAACAATCTACCTGCAGTAGGTTCTGGACCAGGAACATCTGGCTCCTCAAACCAAAATACAAACTACGGGGTTATTGTTGCTGGACACGATAGTGCAGTTGCAACCGCAGAACAGATCAATAAAGTTGAATCATATCGAGATCCCGATTCATTCAGCGACATTGTTCGTGGGATGCACTTATATGGCAGAAAGATACTTCGTCCAGAAGCTCTTGTTAACGCCAAATATAACGCAGCGTAGGGGGACATAAAAAATGGCTACTATAACATCACTTTTACTTCCTGCTACAGGTAACTCCAACAGA